GGTGGTATCTCTAGCCCGGTCGTTGATTTTCTTCAACTCATCGTTAATGAGTTTGAGAGCCTTGATGGCCTTTTCCCGGTCTGCGACGGAGTAGCTACCGCTGTTCTTCACGTCCTCCGCTACCTTCTTTATCTTCTCAAGCTCCTCCTGAACTTCCTTGAAGTTTTTCTTTTGAAGAACCTGCCCAGAGTTGATGGCGTGAACCATCTTGAGGACACCATCTAATCCCCGTTTTTGGTCTTCTACGTGGGTAACTAAAGCCTCGGCGGTGGTGTTGACCGTCCCAATACTCTCTTGCAGTTTAGCCATCAAGTCAACGAGTTGTTGTTCCTTGGCGACAATCAAATCCATCGTCCCGGATAAGGCTACAGTTGCCTTATTCAGGTTGTTGATGGAATCTTGCAAATCCTTCGGATTGTAGGGGGGTGCGGGCATCTATTAAGCCTTTTGCTCCTTTTCTACCGCCGCCCTTTCCTCAGCAGACAACTGGGCTTCTAGGCTCTTTGCTACGGTGTCTTCAATTACTTCCTTGCTGGCATCGTGGATTTCCTTCAAAGCGGCCTCGAAAAACCGGCGCTCCACCTCGGTCATCAGTGTGCTTTGCGGAAAGTTCTTCTGCATACGCTTTTCGATGTTGTCGGTGTGAACCATGAGAATCTTCCAAAGCGTCTGGAGGACCTCCTGTCCCCATCCGAGGAAAATGTTCCGCAGGACGACCTGCACATCCGATTTTTCATTGGTGGTGGGGTCTATCAGTATCCGCTGCTCTTCCATGAGGTTGCGAATGCTGATGCCGTTAATCCACGTCACCGCTCGGGATAGTATCTCACACCGGATGCGCTGAACCCAAGCATACCCCTTAAGCTCCTCACAAGCAAGAAGTGCTTTCATCTCTTGGTCAGTGGGAATATTGGCAATTCTGAGACATACTGTCTTCCCAGATGCCTCAAAATTAAGGATTTCCTCGTTTTCTTCAATTCCGAACCCCTTAAGACCTAAAATTACCTCATCAAGGGACTTAGGGGCCTCAACAACCACCCCGGTTCCCGGCTTTGTCTTTGAACTCATAATTCCTCCCTAATTAATCGGGTGACAGTCAGTTATCTGAAAATGACCACAAGAATTTTGGAAATTGAGGGCCGAATCGTGGTATACTGGAAGTGGAGGAAACTTGTATGGATGAAAGTTCGGAAGACAAAATGCTACGAGTGGCTCAAGGGCAGCGGGATTACCTAATATCCCTAGACGCCTATTACTCTCTTAAAGCTAAAGGAGTGAATCCACCCCTCTACCCATCAAGACCAAACTATGGTAGTGAGGGAACCGGTGGTGGTATCACCGAGACTATACTCGGACTCGGATTTTTCACGGGAGTTGGGGGAACATTAGGTTTAGGGGCATGGGTAGTCGTCTGTTCAATCATGGGTTGGCATTGTTGGCCTATGCCTTATTAAACCCCCGGCTACTCCTGTTGATAATGGAGGATGCGTATGGATGAAACAGCGGACGACAGGTTATCGCAACTACATCGGGCAGAAAGGGATTATTTAATCTCTTTGGATGCCTACCATTCCCTTAAAGCAAAGGGAGTGAACCCCCCATTTTACCCCGCTGGTCCAAACTACAATGGTGGGGGTAGATTGGGGTGGTCATGTACCCTCGCCCTATTCCTGATTTTAGTGGGTGGGATAATACTGTACCCAAGTTATGTTGGTATTTCATTTCTATCCATGTTTTTTCCCAATGTACCCGTATCGACATGGATTCTTATGTTTACGGCGATTTTTGTTCTAACAATTGCATGGTTTATCCACAAGCTATAACTAATCCTGTTGGTAGCGCCGAATCTTTTCCCTCACGTCTCCGGGGAGTGGATTTGCACCCTCTCTGGTAACGGGGGTCGGGGTAATTCTCCCCTTCTGCAAGTCCCTCTCCCTCTTTGTAACCTCTTCCTCCGTTTCGATACGGATGGTTTCCTTGTTGATTCCGATACCCCCACGCCGGGTGACCATTTGCTCAATCTCTCGCTTGCGTTGTTCGGCGGCATCCACCTGCTGCTTTTCAAATTTTGCCATGAGCTTCTCGTGGCGGTCGTTGGAAAGCATCCCATGAAATTCTTTGAGCATTCCCTCCTTGGTTTCCATGTTTTCCACGTGTGCCCACCCATCTTCAAGGCTGGTATCCACGGGGGCCGCTACTACATTCTCCCACGGCTCCAGAGCATCCACCCGCATCTTACGGGTTGCGTCTTTAAGCTCCGCCGCCAACCCATCTACAGACTTCCCCGCCCACGGGCGCATGATAAGCACAGCGTTCCATGACTCATCCAAGCGCTTCTTGGCCTGCTCCCGATAAGTGCAGAGCGAGGCCCATAAACGGGTATGATTCGAGGGGCACAAGACCCGCATAGTCTTACCATCCGGGAGGTTAATATTCCTAGTCTCGCAGGAGAAATAAGCACTGTGGCTATGCCAAAGCATTTCTGAGGTTCGGGTAGTGGAGAATGCCGATAGGTAAGGGAAGAGAGAGGCATCTCGGTCTCCCATTGCCAAAATAAGTTGGACAAGGCGATGAATCTCCAAGGAGGATAGAGACCCCAATTCTTCCTCATTAAGCGTTGTACTCAGCAATAGACACCTAAAGACAAACTCCAGACTATCCGGTATCCACCGCCTGAGGATGCGACGTTCGGTATCGTGAAAACCCCGCACCCACCCCCGCTGCTTGCCATCCACCATAAGAGGACGAATTCTTGCTCCTACACTGATAAGCTCATCACACGCCTCGGTAACTTTCTCCCGAACACCCTCTACATACTTGGTGGGTACCCGGTTGATTATACCCTCACCAAGTTTCCTAGCAATCTCCACCCCGAAAGTCATTTTACTTTCACCGGGTGAACCACCACCCACCCACCTTCCCGTGGGAGATGTACCAAGGACCGTTGGGGAGACATTCCCTCTAACCATGTGGTCCTCCGTCCGGGGTAGCCGCTGGAAATATCCGCTTTTCCTTACGAGCGGATTCCAATATTTTACGACTTAGTTCTGCCTCAGCGGCGACCTCCTCTTTCCCAAAACGGACTTCCATAGACTTGATAGCCTTGTCATGGGCTGTTTCCTCTTCCTCCCCATCATCAGAAATTCGATTCATAAAAGTGGAGGGTTGGGGGGCCTGATATAAATCCACGGTGGAAAATCGACTGGCAGGTGGTAGTGAACCCTTGTAGACCTTCCAAACCCTGGCGGCAATAGCCTCTGGAATGGCCGCAATTACCCGAATGGACTCTTTCAAAGATTGGGGCTTAATCCCAGAGACTTCGGCAAGAGCGGTTGATAGGACTGTGCGCAGGGGGTCTTCTCCCTTACCAATATGGATAGCCATTTCTTCTCTCCATGTGAGTTTTTTGAACCGGAACTTGTAGCGCAGTAGTTCCACATCCACAAAGTTGGAGTCAGTCATTTCTATACCCATATGAACGGCCTATGAAGCCATCTTTCATAGAATCACTATCAGAATGGTATTTAGAATATACGCAATGAAAATCAGAAGTCACACCACCGAGAAAAGCTGGATTGTCTACCTTATAACCAACAAAGTAAATGGGAAGGTGTATGTTGGTCAAACATCCTGTGGTTTGAAAAGGCGATGGGCACTCCATTGTTCCCCCTCGGCGGGAAACAAACATCTGTTGAACTCTATTCGTAAATATGGCCGTGATTCCTTTGAAATCAGCATTATCCACGGTCCGGGGCTTACCTTTGAAGAATCTAGCACCTTAGAGAAACGGGAAATATCTAAGAGGAAGTCAACCGACCACCAATTCGGATACAACCGAAGTACGGGGGGTGAAGGAGGTGCTAATGGTATGAGATTCCCCTCCGAAACTTACCCCAAAAGATTGGGTAGAAAATGCTCTGTCGAAACCATCAAAAAACTACGGGATGCTGCAATTGGCAGAAAGTGCTCACCCGAAACAAGAGTGAAATTGAGGCTGGCACTAAAGGGTAAGAAACCATCTGCTAAGGCTATAGAAAACTCCCGTAATGTGTGGATTGGAAGAAAGCACTCACCGGAATCGAAAAGAAAAATAGGGGCGGCACAAAGGGAAGTTAGGGAGGTAAAACCGAGAACACCTGAAACAATTACTAAACTGAAAGCGGCTTGGAAACGACGTAAATTAAAAAACCCAGAAATGGTGTTCCCGTTTCAAAAGGAAAAATAGTATGTATCTAACGGAGTTATGCCGAAGGTTGTGTACGCAGGATTTGTACCCATTTGTTCTACAAAACAAGAAAAAATTGATGTGGACCATCAAGTACTCCTTCACCATCGACTACATGCCAGATAGCGATGAAGTGGTTACCAGCAGAACCATGAAGGCTATATGGAAATACATCACCCGCTTCAAACGCCTTCCCGTGGGTCCGCAGGACGTTAAGGGGTACATCGTCACCAACCCCGACCACATCAAGGAGTTCTCTCGTGGGGGTGAGGATGGTGAAAAAGATGAAACCACGGAAACCCTGCAACAGCTTGATACCTTGACCACATGGAATCCCCCCACGGAATCCGTCCGGGGGCTGGAATCCCTCATGGTTCTGGAGAACGCCTTCTCCAAGGTCCGGGGAGCTTGGCACTCTGTCGCTGCTAACCAATACTCCAAAATTGCCAACGGTATGGACTCCTTCAAGTGGTTTGAGAAGGGGGAGAAAAAGGAAGAGCGGGGTCCCGCTCCTGCCATGCGTTGGCTGCGCATGAAGTGGTTGGAAGACTACACCGACGATACACCGCCTGTAGATGGATTCCTGCACCAAAACATGCAGGTAGTCCGGGAGGGTTTTGCCAACCTGATGAACGAGCAGAATGAGAACGGTCGGATGCTGCTTGGTCTGGACAACGTTGACAAGTGTGTGGTCATTGGCAAACAGACAGACAACCGCTTCATCGGCATCGTCGGGCAGGCAAACGATGGCAAAACCACACTTGCCAACTACATAGTCTACAACTGGTTACGCCAAGGATTCAACGGTCTATATGTTTCCACCGAGCACACGTCCAAGCGAATTTGGGACGTGATGACTTACTTGCATTCCTCTCACCCGGATTATGGTGAGCTTGTCCTCCCTCCCACCAAAGAATGGGAAAACCGGAACGTCACTTCGGAACACATCCGGCACATGCAGGATATCTGCTTCGACATCGAAAATGGAAGGAACCTGCCGGGAAAGCTCGAAGTCAAAGAGTTCCCCAATCGTGACTGGGATTCCATTGAAGACTGGCTCAAGCTCTATCACAGCAAGAACCACTATGACTTCCTGCTTTTGGACTACATCACCCGGCTGGAGATTCCCGGTGACCCCCGGTGGAAAGACCAAGGGATGAAGGAACTCATTCACCGCATCCAGAAGTTCACCCGCCAGTTTGACGAGAGCCGGGGCATCATCGTCATGAGTCCCGTGCAGATTACCAAGGAGTCCTACAAGGAAGCTATGAAGGGGGACTTCAAAGAGGGAATTGGGCACTACACACTGGATGCTATCCGCACATTTTCCGAACTGAAAGACGACATGGATGTCATCCTCACGGTGTGGTCGGACATCGAAATGAAGGCACCGGAACGCAACGAAATTGAAATTGGATGCGTAAAAAAGCGTGTCGGAGCACAACCTTTGGCGCAAATTGCGGTAATATCTCCTTGGACAGGTGCATTCGTCCGTAAGGGTGCCGCCGCCTCGGAACAACGTCCCCTGACCACGGAGTTGAAGCAGGTGATTCAGGAGGTAAGAAACATTGATTCCGAGATGGCTGATACACTTTAGATATATCAAAGTAACATATACTCAAGTTATTGATAGGAGGTTGTTTGGCTAAGTACTCCATCGAAGACTCAGTGCCCCCCATCATGCCCATAAATTGGGCGGATTGGGAGGGGGATTTACACGTTCAAAAGATGCGGAAAGACCGTCAGAAAGAGGCGGAGCTTATCTACTTTCGCCTGCTCCTCAAACAGTGGTATTTGGGCACCTTCCCAACTGATGCTTGGGAGCTAGCGCAACTCATCGGGGTTAGGTACCGGACGCTCACCCAGTGGTTGTACAAGTATGCCCACCTTTTCAGGTGCAACGACTGCAACGGAATCTTGTGGAACCCCAAATGGGGTCATAAGGTTAAGGACCATGTGGCAGTGAAAGGGCAGCGAACTGGCAGTAAGCTGGCACTGGTCCGGCAGTGTCTGGGCAGTTGTCTGGCAGCGAACTGGTACTGTACCTGCACTAAACTGGCAGTGAGCGGGTACAACTTGAAACTCCGAAACTATAGAAAAGACGTAACTTACTCACTTCCGCTCGGGACAACCGAATCTAATATAACCGAACCGAACCGAACCGAAGGGAAGCCGGAACGGCGGGTAGAACCAGAACCAAAACAAGAACCGGAAACGTCTGCCATTCCGGCTTCCCCCGTGGAAGAAGAAAACTGGAAATAGGAGATACATGGCGCAGCAACCGTTTGACCTTAGCAACACGTTCAAAGTTTTAGGGGAAGAGAAACCCGCTCCTCCTGCCTCCTCTTCTCCGGTGAATTCCTCTGCTTCCTCTCCGACGCAGAAATTCTCTCTCTCCGCTAAATGGAAAATATGGGTTGGGGATTGGAATGAGGACGATGATGAACCCATTCCGCAGAGAGAGATTTGGCGGGCTATCCACTGCTTGTTTAACCCCAACTTCAAGGGGTGTGACCAGTGGTACAAAGAGCAAGTTCTGACAGTTGGGTTTGTACGCCGGAACGGGCGGAGGATGGTGGAAGATACACCACCCGACTACAATCCCAAAGACCATCCGTGGGATATCCTGCATGTTCCTCAGCCGGATAAGCACTGCAAAAAGTGTTTGGGTATAGGCTGGAAAGATAGGCGAGACCCCAACAGTCTTGCTACCGATAGAGAGTTTTGTGATTGCTGGAAATAGCAGTATTATTCTATTCCGGGCCTTTGACCGGAACCCAAAAAAATATTTTTCATGACTACTTCAAACCCACTATTGACTTCAATTTCCCCACTCCTCGAAATCCCCATTGGTGCTGTGATTTTTTTGTGCCCGGAGAGGTTTGCAAGTAATTTTGCATTTTCACTACCGGACCCATAAACAGCCGCAAGTATGACCGCAGACGTTCCAAATCCCGACAGAAGGACCGCAGGCTAACTTACAGGAGAGTCCTATGACTTTGAAGAGTGGTGCTGTTACGCCGTTTCAAGAATATATCTATAAAAGTAGGTATGCCCGTTGGCTTCCTGAGAAGAGTCGTCGGGAAGACTGGTCTGAAACCGTTCACAGATACATCGAATTTATATCCAAGAGAATCCCCGCCGACGTTCGAGAAGAAACTTCAAAAGAGTTGGAAAATGCTATACTCAATCTGGAAGTCATGCCCTCCATGCGAGCCATGATGACCGCAGGAAAGGCGCTCGAAAAGGATGAAGTCGCCGCTTATAATTGCAGCTTTTTGGCTATTGATGACCCCCGTGCATTTGACGAAGCGATGTATATCAGTATGTGCGGTGTAGGCTTGGGTTTCTCCGTAGAGCGCCAATATGTAAATCAACTCCCCACCGTCGCCGAAAATTTCTATCCCGTTGAGACCATCATCAAAATTCGTGATTCCAAAATTGGCTGGGCTTCCGGTTTCCGCCAACTCATCGCTTTGCTCTACGGTGGTTCAATCCCGCAATGGGACCTCTCCTCCGTCCGCCCGGCTGGTATGCCGCTCAAGACCTTCGGCGGCAGGGCATCCGGGCCGGGACCGTTAGACCGCCTCTTCAAGTTCACTGTTCAGCTTTTCAAGAATGCAGCTGGGCGCAAGCTCACGTCTCTCGAATGCCACGACCTCATGTGCATGGTAGCCGACATCGTGGTTTCAGGTGGTGTGCGCCGGTCGGCAATGATATCCCTCTCCAATTTATCCGATGACCGGATGCGCAACGCCAAGAACGGTCAGTGGTGGATTGAAAATCCGCAACGGGCCTTAGCCAACAACTCCGCCGTCTACACCGAAAAACCAGAGATGGTCACCTTCATCCGGGAGTGGTTGTCACTTTGTGAGAGCCGGTCCGGGGAGCGGGGCATCTACAACCGGGATGCTGCCGTCAAGAAAGCCAAGTCCGTGGGTCGCCGTAAGTGGGAGGGGATTGAGTTTGGAATCAACCCGTGTGGCGAAATTATACTTAGAAGTAAGGGTCTATGTGTATCAAAACAAACCCCCTTAATTACAAAATTAGGGATTATAAAAATAGGTGAAAATGTTGGAAAGACTGTTTCGGTGTGGAATGGAAAGGGCTGGTCGGACGTTGTTATCCGCCAGACTGGTTCATTACAACAGCTATTGCGTGTTACTTTATCTGATGGTTCTTACTTGGATTGCACCCCTGACCACGGGTTCTCAGTAAAGACTAGATTTCAAAAAAATTGGAAACGGGTGGAAGCTAAAAACTTAATGAAGTATAGCAAATACCCCGTTCAGGTCGAACCTACAAAGATTGTTTCTTCAAAGGATGGAAACTGTATTAATCACGCTTATACCCTTGGTTTTTGCGTTGGTGACGGCAGTAGTAACGGGGATTCTAGTATTGTTACTGCTGACTTATATGGTCGTAAAGACCAGACCCTGCCCCTGGCAGGAAGTCGTGCGAAAGTACGCCGGAAACCGGGGTATAGTGTTGATAGTCAAAGAATCTCCTGCACAAAGTTTGTAGATGTCTCTTTAATGAAAGCCTTGAAAACAGATCATACGGCACTAGATAGGCTGTTCTTGTGGAATAAGAAATCGGTTTTAGAGTTTGTGGCTGGGTGGATGGATGCCGATGGCTCTGAGACTGGAACAGGAGGAGTGCGCTTGTATATATCCGGTGAGCTTCGTGCTCGAAAGATGCAACTTCTTTTGACTAAACAAGGGATACGTTCATTGGTAAATTTGTGTGAGTCGGCAGGAATTAAGACCAACTACGGGGTTCGTAGTGATGATTTGTGGTACCTTCAAATAACAGATTGCTCTAATATCCCCAGTCATAGAGTGAATACAAAGGGTGGGCATATCCCAAGGTTTAAGGGGAAATATCAGATTGTTCGCAGCGTTGTTCCACTGCCGGGACGGCATGATGTTTTCTGTTTCTCCGAACCTGAGAAACATATGGCTCTCTTTGCTAATGTTCTGACATATCAATGCAATCTCACCGAGGTTGTCTGCCGTCCGTCCGACGACGCCGTCAGCCTTGAACGTAAAATATGCCTTGCGGCGATTCTAGGCACCCTACAATCGACGTTAACGGAATTTAGGTACCTGCGTAAGGATTGGCAGCGAAACGCCGAGGAAGAGCGCTTATTGGGCGTTTCACTCTCGGGAATCATGGACAACCGGCTGCTCTCCACCAACAGCAAGGAGCTTGCTCCCCTTCTGGACCACCTCCGTCAACACGCTGTCGCCGTTAACGTGGAGTGGGCAGGGAAGCTGGGCATCACCCCCTCCGTCGCCGTTACCTGTGTCAAGCCGTCCGGCACGGTCAGCCAACTGGTCAACTGCTCGCCAGGCATCCATACGAGGTTTAGCGAATACCTCGTGCGGGCTATCCGGGAAGACCGTAAAAATCCCATTGGGGCATTCCTCAAGGCATGTGGAGTTCCCAATGAGCCAGATGTTACGAAACCCAACGATGTGGATGTGTTCTTCTTCCCCTTGGCTTCCCCCGAGGGGTCTATCACTCGGAACAAGCTGACGGCTATTGAACAGCTTGAACTCTACCTCACTTACCGGCAGCACTGGACCGAACACAACCCCAGTACGACCATCTATGTCCGGGACCACGAGTGGTTGGAAGTGGCTACATGGGTCTACAAGCACTTTGACCAAATCGGCGGGATAGCATTCCTTCCATTCACCAACCACATCTATAAGCAGGCTCCCTACACGGAGGTATCCGAAGTGGAGTATCGGGCGGCTAGTCTTAAGATGCCGGAAATAGACTGGTTAAAGCTTCCTGAATTTGAGAAAGATGACCACACCACGGCGATGAAGGAAGTTGCTTGCTCTGGAAACAGTTGCGATATATAATCCTGTAGTTTTGGTATTTGTGAACTATAGAAACCTTTATCAGAGGGGCCATGAAACAAGTATGTGGAGTTTACTGTATTTCTCTTGTTAATACAGAGCGCAACTATGTCGGGCAAGCCAAAGATGTTTTCAAACGTTGGAGGGAGCATCGGTGGGCTTTATCTAAGGGTGTGAATAAATCCAAAAGATTGCAAAGGGCGTGGAACAAATACGGTTCCGCTGCTTTTCTATTTAGGGTTTTGGAAGAATGTCCGTGCGACCCACTTGTGTTACTTACGAGAGAACAATATTGGATTGATGAACTTCAAGCCCACAAGAAAGGATTTAACTGTTCTCCGGTTGCTGGTTTGTCTACCTTGGGGGTTAAGTTTTCCGCTTCAACTAAGGCTAAGATATCAGAAAAAGCCAAAGGAAGGGTGATATCGGAAGAAACAAGAAGGAAAATTAGTGATGCCTTGAAGGGTCGATTATTTTCCTCAGAGCATAGGGCTCGATTATCGAAGGTAAGTACTCAAAGAATGCTTACCTCTCCTGATAGATTTATTATCGGAAAGTGGTCTCACAACCACCCTCGTTTTGGAAAGGACAACTCGTTTTATGGTAAGCATCACTCGGATGATGTAAAATTAATAATGTCAGAAAAACATCAAGGGAAAACAGCCTCTTCTGAGCTTTGTGCTTTACGCTCTAAAAATGCAACTGGGAAAAACAACCCCATGTTTGGAAGAAAACATTCAGAAGAGACTAAGGAAAAAATTAGGCAAGCCCGAATTTTACGGGTTACGAGTATTGTAAGACAGGAAAGCTGATTATTAAAGGATACACATGGAAACAATTCTTAAGTTCGTTCTGACTTTCGTGGATGGTACTACGGAGGTGCAGGAGTTGCCCGTCCCATCTGAACATGCTGAGGCTCTCGCCATGCAGGCGATTGTGCAGTATGCCAGTGTGGGTCTCCTCAAGAAGTTGGAGAAGGAGAATAAATTTGTGCTCATTGCGGCGAGTCAAATCGCCATGGTAGAGGTGGAGCTTCCTAAAGTCACCCTTGCCACAAGCCTTGATGCCAAAATAGCGGGGAACGCTGCCGATAATATCCGTAAAATCACCCTCGGCTAAGCCCCGTAGTAGAGTCCCCTATCGTACCCCGCCCCCCGATGGACGCTGCCGGAAATTAAAATTCCTTCGGCGTCCATCCCGCACGTGGTATACTGAGAGTGAAGGATTTTATGCGACAGGCGGAGTGTAACTGCCGGTATCCGGGGCCATGCTTCCCCCGCTCTAAGGATGAAGCTGTGGTGGACATTCAAAAAGTTGGACAGGATGGCACTGCCATACTTCTTCTGCATCACATCAAAGCAGGACCTTTCCCCATTCACAACATCCGCAGTGTTAAGACCAACCTGATTTTTTTTCTCAAAAGCAATCAGCAGAGGCACCGTAATTTGCGGGTTCTGAATCGGGGTCCAGCGAAGTATTACTCTTAGGTGAGTCTATGGTCGTGGAATTGCGTCAAATCGCACTGTACCCCGAATCGGGGAAGCTGTGTCGGCTCCCGTACCCCGGTCATCCGAAGGGCTGTCCATGTTACGGACATAAAGTAGGGTGCCCCCCTGAGTGCGTCCGGTTTGTTGATAAGATAGATACCTCCCAACCCGTTTACGCTATAATCAATGAATTCGACTTAGCAAACCATATGCGAAGGATGAAGTTGCGTCATCCGCAGTGGTCGGAACGGCAACTTCGGTGTTGCCTGTACTGGCAGACCGGGCCACGCAAGAAGCTCGCTGCCAAGGTTACGGCGTTTCTCGTGGAGCATGAGGATTATGTCGCTGATTTCTGTCCCGAGGCGGAGGGGGTGAATGTCACTCAGACTCTCCGATTATCTGGTATTAACTTAGAGTGGCCTCCGAGGAAAATAGCTCGGCAAGTCGCCTTCGTCGGCGTCCCAAAGGAGAAATAATGTCTTGTGTAGCAGCCGTGGTTGAAAAAGGAAAGGTTTGGATGGGCGCTGATTCTGCGGCCTCTGATGGTGAGGATATGGTGACTCTCACCAACAGGAAGGCATTCTTTAACGGACCCTACTTGATTGGAGCGGTGGGGTCGATGCGTATGACACAGCTTCTCCAATACAAGCTGGAACCCCCTGCTTACACGGACCCCAAGGTTCCCCTGATAAAGTTCATGGCAACCGAGTTTATTGAGGCGGTGCGCCGGACGTTCAATGTGGGCGGCTTCATGGCACAGCAGGATGAGCACAGCAGCACCGGGATATTTCTCGTGGCCTTTAGGGGACACATCTTCCGCTTCGAGGGAGACTTTCAGGTGTTTGAGAGGGTGGACGGCTTTGAGGCAATCGGCTGTGGAAGTCCTTACGCTCTTGGGGCGCTTAGCGTCACCCCTGACGACCCTGCTAAGCCCCGGCTGGAGAAAGCACTTATGGCGGCGACATATTTCAGCGCCCATGTGCGCAAGCCCCACCTGATACTGAATGAGGATGGCAAGGAAAATTGTTAAGGCAAATTATTTCCTTTAAAATCTTGAAATCTGTGGTATAATGTAAGTGGAAGGATTTGATTATGAAAAAATTTGTTGGCACTTATCGTGACCGTAGGGTTAAGATTGAGGCCATTAGTGCCGGGAAGGCCATCCTTACTGTCAGTAAGATTTTCGGTGTGAAGCCAACCAAGGTCAGCGTTCGTCAAATTTAAGTTTTGATGTTTTTGAACTACCGACAGTATTATATAGAAGCGAGATGAACATGAAAACGGTCATCACAAACCCGGTTGACACGATAGAAGCGGTCGCCGCAGTGTGTGAGGGAGGCGATACCTCGCCTTCGGGAGGGCTTGGATAGAAAATCCAAGCAAGGACCCCCGAAGGCGCTCGAAAGAGCGCCTTTTGTGTTTTAAGGAGACTTTTTACTCCGGTGAGTCGAGCGGCTAAGACACCTGCCTTACAAGCAGGTAAACTCGTGGGTTCGAGTCCCACCCGGAGTACCAAAATTAAATATGCCCCGGTAGCTTAGTGGCTTCAAAGCGCCACCTTCACACGATGGAGAACACAGGTTTGAGTCCTGTTCGGGGCACCAAGTTCTGGTTGACAGTAATGTCTACCAGATGTCAACGTATACGGCTAATCCGGCTGACGACCGGTGTTATCGGCGACTTACGTTAAGAGCCGCCCTGTTTTAAGCCTTGTGGCGGGTAACCGCAGCGGTCATAGACGACTGTAAATAGAAGGGCATCCAAGGCTGGCCTCTCCCGTTCGATTTGGGATACTGTGCTCATGGGTATGGTAAGCCAGCCCACAAGGCGAAAGATTTGCAGGGGTAGCACAATGGCAGTGCGGGACGTTGCCAACGTTCATACGGGAGTTCGATTCTCCTCCTCTGCTCCAAGTTTGTGGGGCCATCGTCTAATGGGAGGACTTCTGCCTTGCACGCAGAAAACCGGGGTTCGACCCCCCGTGGTTCCACCAAAGTTTAGGCATACTTAGACATCCCTCGGGATTGTCTTCCGTTGCCTTTATTTCGACCACAGAAAGTTGGAGTCTGGCTGTTGCAGTTTGGACAAGTTAAGCGGACGTTGTCTGGTTTACAGTTTCCAGCATCTCCATCAATGTGGTCTACGACTGGAATAAGGGGTTTGTTGCACCAAACGAGCAGCATACCGCAGATTTCACAGTTATTTCCTCTTTTTGAGATGAGGATTTTGCGGATGGTTTTTCGGTGCTTGACTCCCCCTAGTTCAAACTGTTCTAGGGCCTTTGCATGGAGGTAGTGCCCACGTCCTTTCGGTTCTGGTTTCGGTTTTTTTGGTCTCTTTGCGTTGCTTGCTTTTGCCGAACAAGAACTGGAGCAATATGTGTTATCAAACCGTTTGTTGTAGGGGATGGATGCTTCGCATACGGGGCAACGTTTAGGGCTGAGCATGTATTTAGCTTCATTTTTAGCAGTCCGGCTCTTGTTGCTGCATGCTAGCGAACAATAGATGTGGTTTGCTGGTGTATTACAGACTGGGCATTGATTCATAGTTGTTTTTTGGGCGGGATTGATGTCAATGGTAGCATGCCACGCTTCCAACGTGGTCGTACCGATTCGACTTCGGTATCCCGCTCCAACCTCCTATAAAAGGAGGTCGAAAGTCGGTTTTCGCTAAAGTTTAGGCGGGTATGGTATATTGGGTGTGCCCAACCTTCCCAAGGTTGTGAAACGGATTCGATTCCCATGTCCCGCTCCAAGATTGTAGTCACTCTAAGGGCTGTCGAAGCTGACGAGTGGCGAGGTTCTACCAGCAGGGTCCCTCAGTAAGGGGGACTGTGGTGGTTCCCCTGAAAAGGGACCCCGAGCAGTAGAACCTGCGGATGACTAGCTTAACCAGCCGGTTGTCCCGAATTTTGCGGGTGTAGCTTAATCAGAGCGGTGGTCCACCAGACCACGCCGTGTCCGGGCTTGATATCAAGTCAGGCATGTTGTACCGGCTGAACGCCGGTCGCCCGCTCCAGTTTGTGGGCCTGTAGCTCAGCGGGAGAGCGCTTGCTCGACAAGCAAGAGGTGGTAGGCTCGACCCCTACCGGGCGCACCAAAGTTTGGGACCGGAGCTTAAGCAGAACCTTCTGCCATCGGAAGAGCGTAGTGTTTACAACACTTGGGGGTGGGAATCCCTCCGGCTCCACCAAGAACGACGCTGGGTTCGTGCTCCAGAAGTGGGTGACACGACGCCAAGGAGAGGGGTTAACAGCCCGGAGAGTAGGACCAGCGTCATCAAGTTTTGGGTACGTCGCCTAATGGGATGGCACTTCCCTCGCACGGAAGAACGATTGCGGGTTCGACTCCCGCCGTATCCACCAAGTTTTTGAAAGTATATAGTCCATCCTTAGCGATGAAGTGTTCATCTTCATGGCAGGTGGGGCAAAGGATTTCAAGGTTTTCAGGTTTGTTGTTTTTTCGATTGCGGTCTATATGGTGAACCCGCAGAACTGGGGTAAAGCGGGCGTATCCACAACGATTGCATTTTTTTGGATGATGTTTGAATGCAATTTCTCGATACGCCGCTCCACCGTTAGTGTAATGGTCTGGTCTCATATCATGAAATGCCTCACCGGATAGGATAGACTGAGCGTGGTCTTTACATGCCCGTGAGCAAAAAAGCAGACCAGATTTTGATGCTTTAATTTGAGCGGGGCGTTTTTCAAAGCTAGTAAAGCAAAATGAGCATTTTACAGTAACTCTTGTTCTACTAGCAACCCCCGAGCACTCTCTTGAGCAGTATTGACCATTAGAGTGTTTGGGTAAGTAAAAAGGCCTTTTGCATGTGGGAAGTGTACAGTAATGAAGAAACAGCCTTCTTGGCTTCCCATCGTAGAGTGTAGATATTATTGATTCTTCGGGTGGATTTGATATGTCAGTATGCAAGTGTGATTACCTCCACCTATGTATTTGATAGTTGATTTTCACGGCCTGTTCGTCTATCGGCAGGACAGCAGATTCTCAATCTGTAAAGAGGGGTTCGATTCCCCTACGGGCTACCAAATTCATGGGGTCGTAGACAAGTGGCTTAAGTCGCCAGATTCTCAATCTGGAAACCGTGGGTTCAAATCCCATCGGCCCTGCCAAGTGGAGATGTTGTGGCAACGTTGACGCTGGACATAAACGAGGAAGCGAAGTTCAAGGCTTGGGAGAAAGAGCACAAGAAAAAGTGCAAACTCCGGCCCGGTACGTGTGGTGACCTTTACAGCTTCAACATCTGCCCAAGTGGTATTGGGGATTTTATCAGTGTTCACTGCCCGTGTGGAGCACAAGCAGACCTGACGGGAAGTTTGTAAAAGGCAAGACCATGAGCCTATGGATAACATCATTCACAAACTGCTGGTATACGAGCCAATTCGTATATTTGATGAGTTTAGCCACTGGATTGTGGTAGGATGGATGATTCTCCATACGTTGAGTTGGGCGATAGTGGAAGGATGCCGACTCTACTGGTCAACGAAAATAAAGATTAGGCGCATTTTCATACAAGATGTCGCCGAAGAGTAACGCACCTGTCGCCAAGTGGAAAGGCATAATTTGAACTACCAACCCCCTTTATAGGGGTTATGATGCTTATTTGCAAAAATTGCGGTGGGTATATTCCATCAAGGGTAAATGTTGATGGGAAAATAAAAAAGCTGAACGGTCGCAGGTATTGTTTATCCTGTAGCCCATTTAAGGGAAAGAAATTTAATTATGAAACTGACCGGGATGAGAATAGAAATTTCCACTGCCGCTTATGTGGTCAGAACACCGGTCCTCGCAGGCGTATGTGTAATACCTGTGTATCCCGCATTAGACGTTTTCGAGCTAAACGTACAGCCGTAAAGTGGCTTGGAGGAAAATGCAATCGGTGTGGATGGGTCGGAGACATTGCGGCTTTTGAGTTTCACCACCCCGGAGACAACAAAGAGTTCGATATTGGTACGGTTAGTAACAGAGCATGGGCAACGATAGTCAAAGAATTAAAAAAATGTGAATTACTCTGTTCCAACTGTCATCGTACCGAACATCATGGCATCCGTGATGAGAATTTCTTAAAAATAGCGGATGAATATGGTGGAAAAATTTATGTTTAGTGACTCGGATTCCGAATGGTTAGGAGGCGGTCTGCAAAACCGTTTAAGTGGGTTCGATTCCCATCCGGGTCTCCAGTTTAAGCACGGGTACCCAAGCGGCTTAAGGGACAGGTCCGCAAAACCTGCATTCATAGGTTCAAATCCTATCCCGTGCTCCAAGTGAGGTCATGGCTACCATTGACCACGTAGTGGGTGCGGGCAAAATGATGAGGCTGCTGCCCGCCTTTGTACTCCCAAACGTGGATACTTCGCAGCCTCAAACTTTATACCGTGGAAGACAAAGTCGTCGAGTCCTCTGGCTTTCAACCAGAGCATTAGCGGGTCCGAGTCCCGTCCACGGTACCAACTCTGGGGGATAGCACCGACGTGCAGGCAGGTCCTATAAACCTGTAGTTGCGGCTGATTACCGTGCTCGGCGGGGATTGACACCCCGGTCCCCTACCATTTTTTAAGAATCTCAGTATTAGTCCTTGGGAGCATATGATGAAAAAGGAAAAAATCAGGGATTACGAGGTTCAGGCAAAACTCACACTCTACACCAGTACCACTGTTTCGGCCCGGTCTTTAGAGGAAGCGACTGAAAAGTCAAAAAACCTTAAGGAGCAGGATTTCGTAGACTTCAACGGTGATTACATCGATGGTAATATGCGGATTACCGGAGTCTATGAGTCTGGGTTTGAACTATAAGTAATGTGACGGTTTGGGACACTCCGGTGGTTACATAAGGGACATGCCTTAGGGCACTACGCTCACACTGGGTAGCATATATGCGGTGTCCCGTTTAATGTGGGGGCGTTCTGGTTTCGACGGGAGCGCTCATTGCAGGAAGGCACGCCGGGAGGTTACCCTGCCCGTAACAAGGGTTAACAACGCAATTGCCACAGCGCAATATGCATTTGCTTAATCGCTAGATTAGGCACGCTTGCTCTGCTTTAGCCTGTCGGGTAGAGGCCAAGCGCCGATAGAGAGGCTGCGACCGGGGATGCAGCCGATATCCGGCGAGATAAAGGCTTGCACCGTGGTTCTGATATGCCTGTTTCAGCAGAGTCATGGCAAAGAGCAGTACGAAGCAGGATAAGCGTGTAGTCTTCTTGTTGTGACACTTTTCGGACCTGGGTTCAAATCCCAGCGCCTCCACCAAAAAATTTATGGCTTCCGCCAAATGTTCCAAATGCAAGCATCGTAAATACAAAAAGCCCTGCACCGTAAGGGTCAAGGTCAAGGGGTGGATGAAGAGTATCCCGCCCGGATGGCAACAGGATTATGAACCCTGCGGGTGCAAGGAGACGGTGTGAGTAATTGCGACCGCTGATATCCATTATGAGTTGCCACGCTCACCGTCGCTGGCAGCAGCAACTCAGGGAAACATGGTTGAGAGAGTGCCCGGTTGATTATCGGTTTTTCTTGGGTAGTCCCAAATTGGAAAATGCTGATGATGATGAGGTTTCGCTGAATGTTTCTGACACATACGGAGACCTCTCATCCAAGGTCCAAGCTGCATATCAATGGGTGATAATGTACAGCTATGACCACGTTTTTAAGTGTGATGTTGATACCTATGTTTGCACCCCTCGGTTACTCCGGTCGGGGTTTGAGCGGCATGACCATATAGGACAACGGGGTGTGGGGGAAAATAACCAACCCTACGGAGGCTCCGGGTACTGGCTCAGTAGGAAAGCGTTAGAGTTTCTTGCGTCAGCGCCCTGCTTAAAGGACACCCGTTGCTACAACGATGAGGATTGGTGGGTATGGGCAACGCTGTCATTTAATAGCGTTTGTCCCACAGAGCACGATGGTCGTTACAGTATGACGGAGGGAAGGGTCCCTCTCCCGGAAAACGACATCATCACTTACCACCCACACACACTTACCACCGAAGAACGTTTCATGGGCATTCAAATGGTCCACGAAAAGGCCAAGGAGATTAGATGAATTTGGTAGCACTATGTAGTGTGAGATGTAGTGTGAGATGTAAGGTGACGGCGTGAGCATCGGGAGCATGAGTTACTATCTTACTTTGAAGGCCCTTGACCCGGATGGGTCGAAGGGAATCTTCGCTCCTAATAATCCCAAGTTTGGAAAAGGTTTGTGGACTGGACAACTGCTGCCCCGCAAGGGGGAGAGGAAAGTCGGAGCTACACAGAGCACCGTGCGGGGTAACGCCCCGGCGCAGTAGCAATACTGCGACAATTAGAGCAACAGAGACGAGCCGGTTAAGTCCGGGTGAAACGGGCAATCTTCACGGGGAGCAATCTCGAATAGGAGGGGATGAACCTGCTCGGTTCGCTATAACCCTCGGGTTGAGAGCTTGACCCCCCTAGTAATAGGGGGGGCTAGATTGATGGTTGTCGCCTCGCAAGAGGAACAAAACTCCGCTTATAAGTCCACAAATAATTTAGTGATTTGACTACGGCAACCTTATTAGAGAGATTGCCATGAAACAAAGTAAGTCACAAAAGCGGTTGAATGCGGACTATACAAGACAGTTAGGTATGAGTCCGGGGTCAGCTACCCATAAGCTTACTCGAAACCTTCTTTTTAGGTACATCCAACAAAACCACGATGATGTTTGTTATCGCTGTGGTTCAAAGATTGAGACGTTAGCATCTTTTAGCATTGAACACAAAGAGCCTTGGCGTAATTCGGACCCGAATCTGTTTTGGGATTTAGAAAATATTTCGTTTGCCCATAAAAAATGCAATATTCAGGCAGCCCAACACATCGGAAAAAGAGTAATAGGTCCACCGGGAACAAGCTGGTGCTCAAATCACAAAATGTTTTTTCCTGTTGATAGGTTTTATAAAAACCGGTCAATGTGGAATGGGTTACACCGTCAGTGTAAAGAGTGTCATAAAAATTGGAAGAAGGCTTATAGGTCCACAAAATTTTCAGTATTATAGCTTGGTGCGTGATGCGAATCAGCGCTGCTTGACCACGGATTTACTCAGCAATGGGAGCCGAGCTAGTAACTCTTTTACCGGGGGCCGCAAGAAGAGTGCGGATAGTCGGCTCACTTCCAATTCCGCCGACGATAAAGATTGTAGGATGGTGAACAAGGCTACCCTATCGGGTCGAACCTTACTTTAGTTAGTAGTTGTGATTGGTCGTTTGTGGTCGCTGTTGTTGCGATTATTGATTAGGACCCACGACGCTGACTTGTTGGTCCCCGTCCAAATTCAAGGAGGCATATGAAATCCGATTCCGCATTTATCGCCGTAGTTTTAGACCGTTCCGGTTCCATGAGCATCGTCAAGGATGCGACCATCGACGGCTTCAACGAGTTCATCAATGGGCAGAAGCAGCAGCCCGGAGAAGCCCATCTCCTGTTGGTCCAATTCGACTCCATTGACCCCCATGAAATCGTTATCGACGCACCTTTGACGGACGTTCCAAATCTGACCAAGGACACCTTCTCCCCACGGGAGAACACTCCCCTGCATGACGCCATGGGGTGGACGATTATCGAGGTTGGCGAGCGGCTGGAAAAGATGCCGGAAGAGGAGCGCCCGGAGAAGGTCATCATCGTCATCCTCACGGATGGTCATGAGAACGCCAGCAAGGAATTCACGAAGGAAAATGTGGCGAACATGGTGAAGCACCAGACAGAGAAGTACAACTGGACCTTCATCTTCTTGGGAGCCAATCAGAACGCCGTTCTGACCGCCAAGGGATTCAACATTTCGGCGGATACTTCCATGAGCTACAACAACAACCCCTCCTCCACTCAGGAGGTATACCTTGCCGTAAGCGCCAACACCAGCGCCGTCCGGCGTGGTCTCAAGGCGTCGTTCACTTCCGCCCAACGGAAGGCGGCAAAACAGTAGCCTGTTTGTATAGACAGGCTACCGAATCCTTATATATGCGGGTGTAGTTCAGTCCGGTAGAACGCCAGCTTCCCAAGCTGGATGTCGTGGGTTCAAATCCCATCGCCCGCTCCAATATGCGTCACGTGGATACAATCCCCGACTGCCTCCTGCCTTTCATGACGCAAGAAAATTTCAATCTACTCGAAGCTACCCCGTGGTCAACCATTTTAGAGGAACGTAAGAGGCTCGCCGACGCTGGCAACTGGTATAGGCTGCAAGCAATAAACACCTACGTTTTTCAATATTATAAGGACGGGAATAGACATTAGATTTTAAGTATTTGGTATATGGAACCCCTAGTGGGGGGCAATATGCCAAATATAGATTGGATTGGTAGGGAATTTGGGCTTTGGAGAGTCTTATCCCAAGGTAAGCGGGATGGGTATTTGCTGTGCTTGTGTCAAGGATGTAATAATCAAAAAGAGGTTGGGAAACAGACTCTCAAGAGAGGGACATCTACAAAATGCTTACAATGTAGGTACCGTAGCCAAAGGGGAAAACAATACCCTTGGGGTCCTCCGCAGTCTTCTCTCTCTGTAGAGGAGATTTTTGTTAATAGACTCTTCTATCGGTACCGTCAACATGCAGAAGAACGGGGCCTTGAGTGGAAACTCACGAGAGAGGAGTTCTCCTCTATCATAAAGCGGGATTGTTACTGGGGCGGCTGTGCTCCGAAGATGAGGTTTATGCGCAAACACAAAAAGGATGTCAAGAGGGGTCGGGATGTTGGGATGATTGCAAATGGTATTGACAGGTTGGACAACTCACTGGGGTATACTTTGGACAACACGGTTCCATGTTGCAAGGAGCATAATACCATGAAGTCTTCTCTCCCCGCCAATAGGTTCTTGGAATTAGTGAAGTCAGTATACATGCTTCATTGCAGGGGGGTTGATGAAAGCTCAGCTTTTGAGTGATATCCATTCTGAATTTTATAAAAATCCCCTTGAGTTCCTAGACTCCTTGGAGTTTTCTCCTAACCTTGATTTCCTTTTACTTCCCGGAGACCTCGTGGTACCCTGCTCACAAGGTAAGGAAAAGACCAAACGGGTTGTAGATTACTTTGCTAGGAAGGCTCGCCACTGCATTTTTACTTGCGGAAACCATTGCTATTATTATGGTACTAAAGAAGCTGCCGAGGGAATCCTTATTTCCGTAATGCCTTCAAATTTCCACTGGTTAAGGAATTCTGTCGAGACGGTTGACGGAATTGGGTTTTTCGGTGGAGCAATGTGGTTTCCTGATGCCCCCCATAATAAGATGTATGAAGACCAATTAAGCGATTTTCTTGTTATTAGGGGATTTAAGGACTGGGTATACGAGGAAAATCATAAATTTATAGAAGCGGGCAAAAAATATATCACTGACAAGACCATTGTCCTTACCCATCACGTTCCCGCCTATAGTGTAGTTGCTCCAGTCTTTCAAGGCGATAATCTAAACCGATTTTTTGTTTGTGATATGACTCACCTTATTTTAAAGAGAAAGCCGCCCCTATGGGTTTATGGGCATACCCACCTCCCCGGAAATAGAATGATGGGGGAAACAAGGATTGTAGCAAACCCGTATGGATATCCTTTAGAAAGGAAAAATTTAGGGCCGTATCCTCCCGTTGTTTTTGAAATCTAGCGAAGCAGTATTATTACTCATGAACCCCGCCGTTGTAGCCGCCATCATCAAAAAATACGGAACTCACCTTGCCGGGGGTGAGTACGAGATTTTTGTTTCCCTCGCCGACGTGCAATCCATTCCGGTCGGCTCCGGGATGCGTGAGTACCAAGAACGGCCGCCGCAACGGGGTCGTCCTCCGCTTGTTTCAACGCCCGCAGGTTATCGACATCACCGCCACGGTGACCGACCTTGAAGGTAACCCCATCGTGAAAGCTCCCCCCGCTCCCCCGCCTGAACCGCCTCCTACCCCGGCCCCCGAGCCATTGTCAAAAGACCCAATCTTTCAGACACTTGTAGATGTTGCCTCCTCCGCTACTCCCCCACCCCAAGCCTAACCAGTAAGTTCCGTCTTTTCAGATTCTATTTAGAGGGAAAACTATGCGCAACCCACTGTTGTGTCCAAAGACGGCTATCTTGACTTCACCCAGTTATCTGGAGTCTCTCTATTCCCTCCTTTCGGGTGACCAAAGAAATGACCGGTCCGCTTATCTCGAAGCCCGTCAGCATCTTGGCTCCGCCATCAACACCGTATCGGCAAAGATTCCCCCCAAGAGTCGGTTGACCAGAGATATCCGCTTTGCTCGCTGGGATATGGAGACCGCTAACGCCTTCGCCAAATCGGGAGATTGGGGCGCAGCAGCAGATAGCCAGCTACACGCTGTCTGGAAACTCCAGAACGTCGTAGCGGCCCTCCAGCGCAGCAAAAAGGCATACGGGTATGATGTTTGTCTTACCGCTGACTCTCAACTTCCGCTGCTGGACGGAACAGAAATAGCCATAGTTGACCTTCTAGGAAAGGACCATTTCTGGGTTTATTCAATAAACGAGAAGGGAATGCTTAGACCCGGATACGGGCATGACGCCCGACTGGTTGAAAAAGATGCCCCCCTACTAGAAGTAAGGTTGGACAACGGTAAAACTATAAGGTGTACCTTTACCGAGAGATTTATGCTAAGAGGGGGAGGATACAAACGGGCAGCAGAACTTATCCCCGGAGATTCCTTGATGCCTCTCTACAGAGACTTGGCTCCGATTGCTTTTGAGGGTAATGAATATGAAAGGACATACGAGCCGGGTAGAGAATCGTGGAAGTTTACCCATCGTTTTGCGGAAGCTAGATGTCCAAAGGGGTATGTAAGACATCATAAAGATTTGAATCGCTTCAACAATTCCCCTGACAATCTCGCTGTTATAACTTGGGAAGAACATCAGAAATTGCATCAAGAGTTGGGAGTTCCAGTTACAGATAAAGGGCGGACGGCACGTAGCCGTAACATGTCCAAAATTAACTCTGACCGCAAGGGGAAACCACGTCCTTGGGCACACTTTCCTCATCCGTGGGTGAATAAAGAAGAAAAGGCCAATATTTTGGTGAAATACAGGGAGTTGTTGGGGGAAGAGGGGTTTGTTGTTGCCCAGAAGCACAGAAGTCAACTAGCTACCCACAAACGCTGGCACACAGACCGCCAGATAGTCTCTGCCACTTGTTTGCTTTGTGCCTCCGTTAATCATAAGGTGGTATCAGTCGCATCTGCTGGTACTGCTGATGTATATGATTTTATTGTTGATAAGTATCATAATTTCGCTTTGAGTGCCGGGGTTTTTGTACATAACAGTGGGCAAACACAGGGAGAAATTTTCAACGGCTCGGAGGCAATTGCCAACCGGGAAAACCAGAAGAATATTGACGACACGGCACAGCCGTTTGAGCAGCACCAGAATGTTAAAAATCCACTAAATCTAACAAGGGACTGGGAGGCGGAGAACGACTACCCCTCGCTCGCTGAAAAGAAGAGCAAGCGGATTCACTGGCCTCCCCGACTGAGATAATGCCAGCTATCAGAGTCATAGACCCGGTCAACCCCAACTCCGTTTTCACTATCGACGGCATCCTCGTCACGTATGTGAAGCCGTGGAATAATACCATCACCTATCAGTTTGGCAACGCCCTCACCTACAACGGCTCCTCGTGGATTTCGCTCCAGAACAACAACCGGGGCAACACCCCCTTCGTCGGCTCCACGTGGTGGGGTCTCATTGCCCAGAGTGTGACCGGCACGACCGGCCCTACGGGGCCGCTCGGTGCCACAGGACCGGGAAACTTTACAGGGTATACCGGCTACAGCGGCCCCAGCGGTTTCACGGGTTACACTGGTCCGGGCAATTTTACAGGATATTCGGGTCCGACCGGTTACACTGGAGATTCTGGGCCGACCGGACCTACCGGACCCGGCATAACCGGATATACAGGAACGACCGGACCTACTGGGCCGGGTAATTTTACCGGTTTCACGGGCTATACGGGGGACAGCGGCCCCACGGGTCCCGGCAACTTTACCGGATATTCGGGGTATACAGGACCGATTGGGCCAGCTGGGTATACCGGCTATACCGGTCCTGAAAGCACGGGGTACACAGGCTTTACAGGAGCCAGTGGATTCACCGGACCCACCGGACCGGGGAACTTCACGGGTTACACTGGTTACACGGGAACGAGCGGCTACACAGGTCCAACTGGACCCGGAAATTCCACAGGTTATACGGGATATTCGGGGGCTACAGGGCCTACCGGACCGGGCAATTTTACTGGGTCTACAGGCTACAGCGGATATACGGGAGCGACCGGTCCGGGCAATTTTACAGGTTACACAGGATACACGGGTTATACCGGAGTAACTGGTTACACTGGACCCAGTGTCACCGGATATACGGGCTATTCAGGATACACAGGTTACACAGGACCCGGTAATTTTACGGGTTACTCAGGTTACACCGGCTACACGGGACCGATTGGTTATACGGGTTACACAGGCTATACGGGACCTTCATCGGGAGCCATTGTTTTTGTTATTGACGGCAGAGGTTCGGTGCCTGCCACAGGGTCGTATGGGTATGTTCAAGTTCCCTACAACGCAACCATCACAGGTTGGACATTGCTCGCCAACGCCTCGGGCACAGCACAGATTACCATCAAGAAATGTACTTATGCAAGCTTCCCCACGACCGCCAGTATTGTAGCGTCTGCTCCTCCCAACTTAAGTGGGCCACAGCAGAATAATACCAGCACTGCGGTAGATACGTGGACAAGGACCCTGACGCTGGGGGATGTTTTAGAGTTTAACCTTGACGCCGCCGCAACCGTCAACCGACTGGCGCTGATGCTGGATATTACGAGGAGCTAATGGCGAACACGCTCATTTGCGGGTTCGAGATGGGGAGCACCAACGAAGGTCTTCCAAGTGGTGGAACTGCGACGGTTGAAGTCATTGCCGCCGCCCGCCGCACGGGAAACTATGGTCTGCATGTGAAAGCGGCAGCGGGTCAGACCGGATATTTGTACTTCTACCAAGAAACCGCTGTTGGTGTTTATGCTCAGTTTGTTCAGAGCTACCGATTTTACTTTCAGCTTTTGCACCTCCCCGGCACTACCGTTGTGTTTGCTCAGGTATATAACAGCGCAAACACCCAATCATATATTGGCATCAACCCAAGCGGCACCCTATATTGTCAAACGACTACAGGTAACACATCTGCCAACAGCACTCAGGCTCTTACGGTAGATGGCTTGTGGCATCTTATTTCTCTCAACGTTGGCTATAATGCGGGTGCAGGAGCGCAACTCTATGTGGACGGGGTTTTATGGGCTTCTATTGCCACGGGAACCCCTAATCCAACTTACAATACAGAATTCTCAGTAGGGCTTCAAGGCACAGACACTAACGGAGGTTTTGAAGCCTACTATGACGACATTCTGGTGGACAATGGTTCTGTGACCTTGGGGCCGGGCGGTGCGGTCTTGCTGCCACCGATTGCTGACTCCTCCGTGGGTACTTGGACAGCGGGGGCAGGCGGGGCAACCAATCTCTATAACGCCCTCAAGACCTCGCCGCCTGCGGGGCTTGCTGATGCCTCGGCCACCAACACCAGTCAAATTCACAATTCAAACGCCACGGGCAATCAGGATTACAAAGCGCAGTGTATGTCCTACCGAGCCGCAGGCGTAGCCTCCAACGCTACGATAAATGCCGTCATGGCTGTGGTGAATGATGGTACACCGACGACCTCTGCCCGTGCTGGTGGAGTGTGGATAGACTCGAACCCTGCACAAAGTGCAGGTGGGCAAAGCTTCGAGTATGGCTATAGTGGGGGATTGGGGGCAATTGGAACTTTCCCTACGGGATGGAATACGCATTACGGGCCGTGCATCCAATCCCCTAGTGTCACGCTTTCCACTGCTCCTGTTGTTGCGGTTCGTAAGACCGATGCGAATGCTCAGGTGGTTGACGTGGACTTTCTCGGCATCTACGTCGATTTCCAGAATGGCCCGTCGCAGCATGTGGTGATTTCGGGCTTGGAGATGGGGTCGCTATACGAAGCAAACTCCTACAGTGGGTCAGGAACCATTGAAGTCATACCCGCCGCTAAACGTACAGGCAATTATGGACTTCATGCTAAGGCTGCGGCAGGACAGACACCCTACATCACTTTTACATCCCTCGATGGAAACGGGTCAAATATCATCCAGTTGGGGAGTGCCCGCTTCTATATGAAGCTATTAAGTCTTCCCGGCACGACTCTTGCTATGTTTGGTGAATTCGGAAATATTAATAGCTGGATTATTGGTATCAATCCCACTGGAACGATTTTCGCTGGCTCATCGGCTGGAGGGGTATCGCCCAATAGCACTAATGCTCTCTCCGTAGACGGCCTCTGGCATTGTATCGCTGCTAATGTAGGCTATAACAACGGTCAGGGAATCCAACTCTACGTCGATGGGGTTCTGTGGACTAGCAAAAACACCTTTCCTTTTCTCAGTGGGTTATACAACCTTTGTTTAGGGTGTAGGACTGTTGACACCGTAGGCGGTTTTGAAGCTTATTTTGATGATTTACTTGTAGACAATGGGTCAGTCTTACTTGGTTTTGGGCAATCGGTTCTGCTTCTTCCTACGGCAGACTCCGCTATCGGTTCATGGACTACGGGTAATGGGGGAACGTCAAACTTATTCAATGCGGTCAAAACCATCCCTCCTGTGGGTGTGGCTGATGCTAGTGCTACCAATACCAGTCAAATTCACAATGTCAACTCTTCC